CCAAAATGCTTGCAAGATTTATCTAAAATGGAATCTCAAAACTTGCGCGATTTTGCGAAACCGCGAAGTTTTGCCAAACGCAAGCGGCTCGCGCTACCCTCGCAAGCAGAGCGCTCTACCTGACAGAGCAGAGCGGGAGGGGTGGGCAAGCAGAGCGCTCTACTGGGGGCTAGGTTTTGGCCGAACCAGCGGCACACTTGTTCGGGGGAAAGGCGCCACGTCCAAAAAATTCACAAAGTCAAATTTTCTTAATTTTACTTCGGAATAAAGAACTAAAGTCAAATTTCCTAATTTTACTTCGGAAAAAATTTTTTACAAAAACACTTGACAGGGAAAATGTATATATGTTATAATTATATTATAAGAAAGGAGGTCTATATGAAGCAATTAGATTACAGTCTATCTACCGCAGAAGAGCGTGTAGAATATGTAAAACAATTATTAGAAGAGACCCCTTCTCCAGATAACAATACACTAACCTATTTAGCAGATTATATATTATTTGTTAGAGATAAAGACCAGACAAAGAAAGAACGTAAACAAGAAAAACCCATCCTTACTCCTAATCGTGAATTTACAATAGATAAAAGACAAGTTTCTTATGAGGGTTTAGTTGATAAACTTGAGACAGGAGAAGACGGCCTCTATAACCTAATGCGAGATGATAAAAACCAAATCTTAGACCCAAAGGAGCCTATTACAGAGAAAGACATTGAGACTATCCCCGGCCTGAAAGACACTATGCAGGTTATAGAATCTCTCAAAAAGCAAATAGCTTCTTGCACTTCATCCTATCGCCGCAAGAAACTCAATGCTTCTCTCATTGATGCTTGGAAACAAGCTTACCTCATCAAAGGCTCTTACAATAAAATTGGTCATATCAAATCCGCATCACAAATCAAAGTTATCGCCACAATGGAAATTCCAGAGGAAGTCTACTTCGATGAAGATGATATGCCTCGTTCAGACAAACCTCTTTCTCTCCTAAACCCTGAACACGTATCATTCCTTCTCTGTTACTACCAACCTCTCAAACAAGAATCTTGGGAAGATTTACACGGAGATATGCGGTGGCACCTAATTGACCTAGAAAATGTCGCAGAAGAAGCTCTCGCAGAAAAGTATCCTCTTCTATGGGATGTTCTAATCTGGAAAGTAGATGGTCTTACTAACGAAGAAATTCGTGATAAGGTTCTCCGCATCTATGGAGAAGACCACAGCGAACAATACTATTCCTCTCTATGGCGTAAACGTATTCCCAAGCTAATTTCAGAACAAGCCCAAAAGAACTATGTTGAATGGTATTACACCAACGTCAAACCAGGATACTGGAAGCGTTGCTCAAAATGCGGGCAAATCAAATTAGGTCACCCACTGTTCTTCTCCCGCAATTCTTCAAAAGATTCATTCTATTCTCAATGTAAGGATTGCAAGAATGCTTCCCGCAGAAAGGCGGTGAAGTAAATATGGCAGTAAAAACTTGCTCAAAGTGCGGACGCCGCCTAAAAGACACAGAGTTCTTCAAGATGAAAACAGGTGACAGAATTGACCTCTGCAAGGACTGTCTAACCCAATACATTGACAACCGTGACCCTAAAACATTCCTTTGGATATTAGAGAAATTTGACGTTCCCTACATCGCCAGTAAGTGGAATGAAATGACCAACAAGCAATATCTAAAAGACCCAGCTAAGTTTGGTCCTAAATCAGTCATCGGTACTTACATCCGCACTATGAATATGCAGCAATATAAAGAATACACATTCTCCGATTCAGATATGCTAAACGGCAAACTTGACCAACAAGCAGAAGATACAACCCCGCAACTTTCAGAAGAGGAAGAAAATACCTACGAAGAGCAGTTGCGGGCTCGCCTTGAGTCAGGAGAAATTTCTCAAGCTGAATATGACACTCTAACTCACACAAACGCAGACCGCTCCATCGGTCGTGCTAAACAAAATATTGAGGTAATGCCGCAGGTAGAACAACTCACGAGTAATGATATTCTTGAGTCTCTTGGGGCGATACCTCCAACTCCTACTTATTCAATTGATGAAACCTATTGGACTGACCAACTTACAGAAGATGATATTCACTACCTAATGCTAAAGTGGGGTATGATGTATACCCCGCAGCAGTGGATAACAATGGAAGGTCTATACTCCAAATATGCCAACGAATATGAGCTAAATACTGACCGTGAAGATACGCTCAAGAAAATCTGCAAGCTCTCACTCAAAGAGGATGAAGCTCTTGACGCAGGTGATTATCTAAACGCTCAAAAAATCTCTTCAATGCTGGAAGCTGCGAGAAAATCAGCCAAGTTTACTGAAGCCCAAAAGAAAGAAGAAGAGAAAACAAGAACTCTTGATACCATCGGTCAACTTGTAGCTATTTGCGAACGAGAAGGTGGAATCATTGATAACCTACCAGAGTTTGACCCCAACATTTATCCGCAAGATAAGATTGACTTCACCTTGCGGGACTTGAAATCATATACCTATTCTCTTGTATCTAACGAGCTTGGTCTTGGCGAACTCATTGAATCTTACATTGAGAAGCTGGAAAGTTCAGAACAAGAAGAGGTAGATGTAAATGACGGTTTAGTTACATCCGCGGAAGAAGAAGCTGCGGAAACCGTCACTGACGAAGAAGCTGAACAGTTCCACCAATTCCTAGAGAATCAAGTTGAAGAAGAAGCGGAAGAACTGGAGCGAATGCTGGGTGGTGGTAACTAATGGCTATTGAACAGATTATCCAGCAAGCTAATGCGAATCCTAATGAATTATCAGATGAAGATATTGAAAAGGGTATCGTAGATAATATAGACCAATACCGCAGACTAATTGCCTATTGGAGAGTCTATCCAGATAAACTTGTAGATTACTATTTGTCTCTTGGAAATCCCTACCATTTTCAATTCTTCTTCTACCAACGCCTCTTTTTGCGGGCGCTCTTCCGTCACAGATATGTATACGCAACCTTTGTTCGAGCCTGGTCTAAATCTTTTATGTCTGTTCTCGCAATGATGCTAAAAGCCATTCTCTATCCAAATGCGCGTCTCTTCACTGTCGCAGGTGGTAAAAACCAGTCTGCGGAAATTCTAAAAGGCAAAGTAGATGAGCTATGTAAACTTATTCCAGCATTAGAGAGAGAAATTATCTGGGATACTCGTGGAACACGTGCGCGAACTTCGCAGACTAAAGATACTGTTATTTACACCTTCAAGAATGGTTCAACCCTAGAGAACGTAGCCGCAAGCGAGAAAACTCGTGGTAGACGTTTCAACAGTGGTTTGATGGAGGAATGCGTAGGTATTGACCAGCAGGTGCTAAACGAAATTATTGTTCCTACAATGAACGTAAACCGAATGGTCAATGGTAAAGCCGACAGCCAAGAGCAACTAAACAAGTCTCAAATTTACGTAACGACTGCGGGCTACAAAAACTCATTCAGTTATGAAAAGCTAATCCAAATCCTATGCCAATCAGTAGCTCGTCCCAATGACGCCATCATCTTAGGCGGTTCGTGGCGAGTTCCAGTTGTTGAAGGCTTACTTGATAAAAACTTTGTGCGGGACTTGAAGATGGACGGCACATTCAACGAGGACTCCTTCGACCGAGAATACAACAGTATTTGGACTGGCGATATAGAGTCTGCGTTCTTCTCTTCAGAACGCTTTGATAAGCAACGTAAGATTCAATTGCCCGAATGGAAATACAGTAGCAGAACTTCAAAAGAAGGATATTACATACTGGGCGTTGACGTTGGCCGCTTTGGTTGTACAACAGAAGTAATTGTTATCAAAGTTACACCAGCGCAAGGTGATATTCCCAAGAAGAGAGTTGTCAATATCTATTCTTGGGAAGAAGAACACTTTGGTGTCCAAGCTCTAAAGCTAAAGAGACTCTTCCAACTCTATAAATGCCGTGCGGCCGTCGTGGACGGAAACGGTCTGGGCGCTGGCCTTGTTGATATGTTGACGATGGATACTGTAGACCCTGATACAGGAGAAGTCCTATACAACTGGGGCGTTATAAATGATGATGAAAAAATTTACAGAAATATGGAAACTGAAAATACAATTCAAGATGCTATGTACATAATGAAAGCTAATCAGATTCTAAACTCAGAAATGTATGCTTACTGTCAATCAGAAATCAACTCCGGTCGAGTCAACTTCCTAATTGATGAATCTACTGCCCGCAACAAGCTAATGTCTCAAGCACAAGGGCAGAAAATGTCGCCAGTTGAACGAAGCAATTATCTCTATCCATTCACTCAGACCTCCATTCTAAAAGACCAAATGCTAAACCTAATCCAAGAGAATGAAGGAGCTCATATTATCCTCAAACAGGCTTCACGAGGAATCAAGAAAGACAAATTCTCCGCTCTAATCTATGGCCTTTACTACTGTAAACTGCAAGAAGATAAGATGCGGCAAGGCAAACGCCGCAGATTTACAGCGGGAGATTTTATGTTCTTCAACTAAAATCAAGGACCAAAAACAATAACTCTCTCCTCGGTTTTTTTATATGTAATTGATAATATATACTGAGGAGGGAGCTGGTTATTATGATGTCTTCTCTCTTGGAGATAAAAATACATAATATTCTAACTGATTATGATGTTCCCTTTGCAGAAGAATACGAATTTGATGATTTGATTGCTTCTAGTGGACGTCATCTTCGTTTTGACTTTGCGGTTTTCAATGATGATGGAACCCTTGATTTTCTAATTGAAGCTCAAGGAAAGCAGCATTATGTAGCCGTAGGTAAATTTGGCGGTGGCAGAGGCGTTAGCCGCCAAAAATATAACGATATACAAAAGAAAAAATACTGCCAACAGCATAATATAAAGTTAGTTTGTATTCCTTACTATGATGAAAACAAGCTATCATATGATTATATTATGCGGGCAGCCGGTTATTAGAAAAGGAGGGTCAGGTTTTGGATAATACAAGATTTCAAATGGTCTCTTCTAGTGAACGACCCTCTCTTGAGTTCAACAAAATGCGTGTTGATAACAATACTTTTAGAGACGATGTTGTTCTAAAGGTAAATGATACTAAACAGCAGGGCCGAGCAAGAAAAGCCAAGAGAGCAGATATTGAACGTGCAATTGAACGTCAAGATATTGCGGCTTTGCGCGTGCTATCTAATGAGTTTTTCCTGCGCAGTGGTATCTATTCTCGTCTATGCCGTTATGTAGCTTATCTTTACCGATATGACTGGTTTGTAATTCCTATTATCAATTCTGATAAGGTAAATGAAGATAAAGTCATTGATAACTGGTTCAAGGCGTGTACGATATTAGATAACTCCAGATTGAAGCGTAACTTTGGAGAGATTGCCCTAAAGGTAGTACGAAATGGTTGCTATTACGCATATCGTATCCAGCAAAAAGAAGCTGAATATCTACAAGAACTACCTCTTGCATACTGCCGCAGTCGTTATCGTCTAAATGGCAAGAATATTGTTGAGTTCAATGTCAAATACTTTGATGATTGCTTCAGGGATGCGGAATACCGCGTTCGCGTATTGAAGATGTTCCCAAAAGAGTTTCAACAGGGATACATCAAATACAAGAAGGGCGCTCTTGATAAGGACTTCAATGGTGACCAAACCGGGTGGATTTCATTAGACCCAGAAAAAACAATCAAGTTCAATCTAAACAATAGCGATGTTCCTCTATTTGTATCTATCATTCCAAAGATTATGGACCTCGAAGATGCGCAGGAACTAGACAAGAAGCGAATGGAGCAGCAGCTAATCCGCTTGATTATCCAGCAGATGCCAATCAATAAAGACGGCGTAATCATCTTCGACGTTGAAGAAGCAAGAGAGCTTCACCGCAATGCGGTTCAAATGGTTGGCGAAGCAGTTGGCGTAGATGTTCTTACTACTTTCGCAGATGTAAAGGTTGAAGACCTGTCTGATAAATCTAATATGTCCGCTGCGGACCAACTTGACAAAGTTGAAAGAACAGTGTATAATGAAGCTGGTGTAAGTCAGATGCAGTTCAATACAAGCGGTAATTTAGCGCTTGAGAAGTCAATTGCAAACGACGAAGCAACAATGACAGACTTACTTCTCCAGTTTGAGGAATATGCGGAAAGCATTCTTTATAGCTTCAACCGCACACCCAAGAAGTGCTACTATAAAGTTCAAATGCTTCCAACTACTATTTATAATTATAAGGAACTATCCAAGATGTATAAAGAGCAGACACAGATTGGTTTCTCTAAACTTCTACCTCAAGTCGCTCTTGGACAGTCTCAAAGTATGGTTCTTGCGACTGCTGTGTTTGAAAATGAAATGATGCACCTAGGTGATTTGTTCATTCCACCCCAAATGTCTTCTACTATGAGTGGTAAAGCTGCAAGCGGGGATACCGAAGCGTCTGGCGGAAGCAAGGGCGGACGCCCTGAACTTCCTGATGACCAAAAGTCTGAAAAGACGATTATAAATAGAGAAAGTGCAAGCTAAACGGATTTTTAGAAAGGAGGCGTTACAAATGGCATTGAAACACAAATCTGAAGTAGATATGATTCAAGGACCAGAGTTCATAAATCTTCAACCTCTTGATGTAAATCCGCTTATGTCTGAATGTGAAATCAAGGTACTTTATCTAGGTCATAATCGTAACGGTTCTTATGTAAACAGAGAAACAGCTGAATCAATGGCTAAAACGTTGAGAGGAACGCCAATCGTTGCTGCTTGGAATGAGGACAAACAAGACTTTGGCACTCACGGACACGTAATGACAATTGAAGATGGAGAAATCAGTTTTTCTTGTAAAACTGTTCCTTATGGTTTCGTTTCTCCTGATGCAAAAGTGTGGTTCTCTAACTTTACCGACACTGATGAATTTGGTAATAAGGTAGAACGAACATATCTTATGACTACCGGTTATTTGTGGACTGGTCAGTTCCCCGAGCTAACAAAGGTCATTGAAGAGGGGCAACCTCATTCAATGGAACTTGATTCAGAAAGTTTGGATGGACATTGGGCCACAGACAATAATCTTGGTATTGATTTTTTCATTATAAATGATGCAACGTTTAGTAAACTTTGTATCTTAGGGGATGACGTTGAACCTTGTTTTGAGGGCAGTTCAGTTACATCTCCGCAGGTAAGTAAAAATTTTGCAAAGACTTCTGATTTCCAAAAAACTTTATTTACTATGATGAACGATTTGCAAATGGCGTTACAAAGCGAAGGAGGGTTGAACGTGCCTACTGACGAAAACAAGGATTTCACTGAGACTGTAGATGAAGTAGTTGAAGAAGAAACTGCTGAAGAAACAGTTGAGGATGAAGTGTTCGAAGCTGAGTCTGAACAAGAGGAAGCTGCGGACGAATTTACTGATGAACCTGATGCGGCTGACGAAGCCGTTGAGGATTCAGCTAACGAAGACTCCACAGAGGATTTTGCCGCTGAGACTGACGACAAGGACGATGTTGATGCAGCAAATGGCCTAGGAGGTGATCCAGTCCACACGGAGGAAGAGTTTACAGCGCTAAACGAAGAAATTCAGTCTCTTCGCGCAGAGATTGAGGAACTACGTGCTTTCAAGCTTAGTGCTGAAAACGAGAAAAAGGATGCTCTAATCAATTCTTATCATATGCTATCTGATGAGGATAAGGCAGACGTTATCGCCCATAAGGAAGAGTATTCCCTGGACGAAATCAAATCTAAGTTAGCTGTAATTTATGTTGAGAAGAATGTCAACTTCGACACTGTTGATGGTCAAGAAGAGGTTGAAGAGGATAATTCTTCTGTTATGACATATTCACTTGATGATACAAATGAGACTGCGGAAGTTGCTCCTCAATATGTGGAATTACTTCGCGCAATATCAAAAAGAAACTAAGGAGGTAACATACAATGGCAATTACTATTACACGTGATGGCTTTGGTCAAGTAGAGCTAAATCACGTCTCCGCTCAGCGTGCAGGCCGTGTGTATGCGCAGCTTCCCGCAGGTGATGAATTTGAGCAGCTTGAGAATGGTCAGTTCGTAAAGTATGACTATGCTGCTGGCGAATGCAATCTTAGCGGTAAGGGCGCCTGGATGCTCGTTTACAATGAGGAACAGCTTTATGATGAACGTGAGCAGAACCACAAGCACTGGGTTATGAAGCCTGCTTACGATGGAACTATGTATCCTCGTGTTTACACTCTTGTGGTTGGCGACATTTATACTACAAATATGGTAGTTGAGGGCGAATACAAGCAGGGTGATACTCTTGTTCCTGGCGAAGATGGTATTCTTACTGCTGGTAACGACGGTGACCTTGTTCTTCAGGTAGCCAAGGAGTTCACACTTCCTGATGGTCAGCCTGCTCTCAAGCTACAGGTAATTAAGGCTATTTCCTAATTGAAAGGAGGAATACAGAATGAACTACAATGATTTACGTGCTCTTGCTCGCATTGCAGTAACAGCAGACCCCTCTGCTCCTACTGCGTATTCCTTCGGCGAGGAAAAGTTTACCCTAGATCAGGTCAACAGTGCTCTACAGGCTGAGTTCCAGAAGCTCGCTCCTGATTATCGTTCCTACAAGGAAAATCAGAACACTATTTTCCGTCTAATTGAGGAAACCATTGACGAGGTTCTTCCTGCTCGTGTTGAGCAGCAGTATGCTCAGTTTGCTGAGATTCGCAACGTTCCTAATGGTGACAAGGCTATCTTCAAGATTCGTATTACTGAGTTCGCCCGCAAGCGTGCTAAGGCTAACTTCGTAACTCGCGTCGGTCTTGCTGGTCGTTACGAAACCTTTATGCTTGATGGTAAGTCTCTCGAAGTCAACACTTCTGCTATTGGCGGCGGTGCTCGCATCGGCTTTGAAGAGGTTCTAAGCGGTAAGCTTCAGTTCTCTGAACTCACTGACCTCGTAATGGAAGGTATGGACGAGTACATTTACCGTGAAATCGCTCAGGCTCTTGAAGCGATGGTAAAGACCCTTCCTGCGGTTCAGCGTGCGGAAGTCGCTGGCTTCGACGAAGATACTATGGATGAACTTCTTGCCCTCGCTGACAACTATGGCCGTGCTACAATTTACTGCACCTTTGAGTTTGCTTCCAAGATGATTCCTTCCAGCGAGTGGGCTTCCAACGATATGAAGACCCGCATCTGGGAGAACGGTTGGCTTGGTGACTATAAGGGACACCAGGTCGTAATCCTTCCTCAGTCTGTCGTTGATGAAACCAACCAGGAGAAGGTAATCGACCCTGCTCAGGCTTATATCTTCCCAACTGGTGGAGAAAAGCCTGTCAAGATTGTCTTTGAAGGACCTACTGCGGTTCGTACTTCCGAAGATAATGATGACTGGAGTATGGAGTTCCACACCTACAAGAAGATTGGCGTTGCTACCTTCTTCACCAACTACATCTTCAGCTATCGTAACACTGACCTTGTAAAGCAGACTCGTATCCACAATCTCCCACAAGATTAGGACGACCCAAGTCCTGATGACCCTACGCCGGAACCACCCGAGCCAGAGCCAAATCCTGACTACGTAGCGTCATTCCAGAATGAGTCTTACAATCTAAAGACTTCAACTGCGTCCGTGAAAGCGAACATCAGCCGCGTTGACGGTCAAGCCCTAACAGCAGAAGAACGAGCTGGTTGGTCTATTGAAGACCCCAAGGGTTTCTTGACTACTAAGGCTAACGTTACCGTCAACGCTTCGGGCGTAGCTTCTGGTACGATGATTCGAGTTGATGTAGGCTCGCTCGATTCTCTGGAAACTACCTTGAAACTAAAGCGTGAAGGTGCAACCTACGCTACGGCACCAATTAGTGTTGTACCTTACATCATTATGACTACGGATAGTGTGGATAAGCTAACAACTGATGGTGCGGAGACAATCACTGGCCTAAGCATCAATGGCACAGCTGTTGAACTTGATGACTATATTATCACCAGCACCGATGCTGACATAGCAAATGGTACTATTACCCCACGTCAGGCGGGTCCCGCAACCTTTACAGTTGCCAAGAAGACTGACCCAACCAAGACTGGAACAGGAAGCATCACTTTCCACGAGCCCGTAGCACAAGTAGGAGATTCATATTACAAGACTTTGACGAAGGCTTTTGCGGGAGCACCTAGCGGAAGCACAATCACCTTACTAAATGACACAGTTGAAACTGTAGACTTTGGCGGAACACAACCTCGTGTTCAGGACTTCACCCTAACCTTTGACCTCAATGGACACACATTGACGGCGAAGAATGGTTCTGTCTTCGCACTCCGTGTTGATTATGGTGAAATCACAGTCAAGGATAGCGTCGGTGGCGGTGCCATCAACGGCAACGGAACCTATTACGCCTTCCTAGTCAGCCACTTAGCCGGTGATTATCCTTCTAAGTTGATTATTGAATCTGGTAATTTCCAAGGTAAGACCTCGGTTGCCCAAGTTGGCGCCTCTGGCGGTACGGCGAGTAATAAGAAATATTACGGTGGCGACTTAGTCATCAAGGGCGGTACTTTCGTCGCGGTCCCTGATGAAGGAGAAACCTATGATGCAGACGGTAATTTCAAGTACGCGTTGAATATGCTTGATATGAACGCAAGCCAGTATCCTGGTGGCATCTATAGTCCTTCAACCATTACCGTGACAGGCGGTAAATTCTACAAGTTCAACCCTGCTAACAACGCAGCAGAAGGAGCTAATACCAATTTTGTCGCTGACGGGTGGAAGTCAGTCAAGACTGATGATTGGTACGAAGTAGAACCCGCTGAGTAAAGTCCATCAGACTTGCCAGCAATTTTATTCACTGAGGGGAGGAGTTGTCTCCTCCCCTTTTTATTTTAGGATTTTAGAGACAAAAGGAGAAAATAATGGTAGACGATAACACTCAGGTTGTAGTTCGTAATCTGGTTAATCATAAGGTTGTATATTTACTTCCTGAAACGCATCGCAAGGTTGTCTTTGCGCCCTTCCAAGAGAGAAGAGTTCCTGCGGGAGAACTGCGTATGATTAATTATACCACTGGAGGGTCAAATCTTATTCACAACTTCCTCTGCATCAAGAATAATGAGCTTAGAGAAGAATTTAACATTGACCCCGAGATGATAGAATATGATTGGACACTTGATGATATCAAGAAGGCTCTCACTACAGAGGATTTAGATGTTCTACTAGATGCCTTGGAGTATGGTCCTGAAGGTATTCGCCAGATGCTCATTGACTATGCAATTGAATGGCGTATTCCTGATACCAATCGCCGCAAGGCTATCACAGATATTACTGGTGTTCAAGTCAATAGAATTATTGAATTGATGGAACAAGCTGAAGTCTATCGCGGCGAAGAAGTTGCTACTGAACCCGTTGGTGGTAGACGTCGTTCCCAGAAGAAGGAAGCAGCTCGTTCTGGACGTAGAGTTCAACACTAAAGTGAAAGGAGGTAGGAATGTCAGAACAGACTTCTGTAACTTCTTTCCAAGATATGTATGATTTTTTCTATGCGGGCATCACTGATGATATGTTTATGGAAATGACAAAAGAGGATACTGATGCTTTAACAGAAGAGATTCTAATGGCGGCGATTCCGCATTTTGAATTTCCTAGAAAGAATATCTTTGATGTTGACTTGGAAAATAAAACTTTTACTTGCAAACTAACGCAAGAAGAAATGATGATTATTCGTCAATATATGATTAGCGAGTGGATTGGTTATCAGTTAGCTAATGTAGATTTAATCCGTCAGAAATATAGTGGCAGCGATTTCAAATTTACTTCACAAGCAAGTCACTTGAAGCAACTCAATGCTTTGAAGAAAGAATATGAGACGAAGGGTTTCTTCTTACAGCGCTTATATAATAGACATAAGATTGTAGACCGTGGCGGCTACGGCTCAACTTTCTCACGTATTATGGATTTATCTGAGGACTAAGTATGAAAACTATTTATGATACTGAAGTGAAAAAGGAAGATATAATTCATAATTTAGATAGAATCCAGTCCCAAATCTTCAAACTTCTACCTATGAGAGAAGAGAACTTAGAATGGGATAAGCCGCTAGAGACACTCATACTCGAACTTTGTGGTTTGAATGCTCTATTGGATACTACTAATGAAAAACTTCTTACTCTTTGCAGTAAGTTGCAAGGACTCTTGGTTCAAAAAGATGAAGATAATTTTATGCTTTATCGAAGAACCATTTTTGAATGTTGCGGGCTTATTGATAAAATAAAAATAAGTCTTTAGAAAGGAGCGGCCAATGTCTATATCAACACTAGCCGCACGGCTACAATATGCGGGTGGGGATAGACTTGGCCGCATCAATAAACAAAAAGTTAATGCACTAAGAGAAGCATTACAAAATGATTATAATAGTAGAATGATAAAGACACCTTTGCATTCTGCGTGGCCAGCTTTGATTAATACAAATAACCTAAAGCCAGATTATGACAAAAAGATTGTTTCTGTTGAATTTGATGCTGGACTTGAAGCAGGAGATGTTTTTGAATGTTTAGATGATGCTACTCATTGGATGGTCTATCTCCCCATTTTGACAGAGACAGCTTATCTGCGGGCTGAGATTATACGTTGTAGATATACTTTAGCTATTGAAGATGAAGTCTATTGG